TTTGAACATGCAAACACCAACCTCCCTCAATACGCTTAGTTTCCACTCAGATAAACTAGAGAAATTAGTAGAGGATCTGGAATCCAAGTTCGCTTGGTATCCCGTCCACCCCAAGGAGGATTTAGCCTCCATCATGTATCGCTCTGGACAACAGGAAGTGGTACAATATATAAAATCTATTTTAAACGAATAAAATGTGCAGACCAAGCCCACCTACCCCATTGCCTGCACCAGCTCCTATTCAACCTAGACAGCCAGACTTAGTTCGTAAGTCACAGCTACCCGGTAAAAAAGAGTTGGTAGATCCAGAAGATATTGCTGATGTAGAATACGGCACAGGATCAGGTAGAGAAGCAAAAGATACCAGAGGAGCTGCAAAGCGAATGGGTACTGATGCTCTAAAAATTAACTTAAATACAGGAGCCGGTGGAGAAGCTGCCGGAGGTTCTGGAGGATTAAATGTATAAGGCAAGAGAAAGATACTCAATGCTAACGTCAGGTAGAACTCAGTTTCTAGACACAGCCGTTGAGTGTTCTGAACTTACCTTACCATATCTTGTTAGGCAAGATGACGATGCTAGAGGCAAAAAGACTCTACTCCAACCATACCAGTCAGTCGGAGCCAAGGCAGTGGTGACACTTGCAGCTAAACTTATGCTTGCAATACTACCACCACAGACAGCCTTCTTCAAACTACAGGTAAGAGACGACAAGCTAGGCGAGACACTAGATCCTATGATGCGTAGTGAACTAGACCTATCATTCTCCAAGATAGAGAGATTGATCATGGACTACATTGCTGCATCTAGTGACCGTGTTGTCGTACATCAAGCTTTAAAACATCTCATCGTATCTGGCAATGCCCTTGTTTTCATGGGCAAGGATGGTCTAAAACACTATCCACTAAACAGATATGTTGTAGAAAGAGATGGTAACGGTAACGTTATAGAAATACTTACAAAAGAATTAGTAAGTCGTAAGGTCTTGGGTATAGCACCCCCACCTAACGAACAGCCAGTAGGCGAATATGGTGCTGAAGAAGACGACGCTGAGGTATACACCTGTGTTAAGATGGATGAGAGTAGCGGTAGCTGGAGATGGCATCAAGAAGTGGATGGAATGATCCTAGAAGGTAGTCAGAGCACAGCACCGAAGAACGCATCACCATGGTTAGTGCTTCGATTCAATACAGTAGACGGAGAGGACTACGGACGTGGTAGAGTAGAGGAGTTTATCGGAGATCTAAGAAGTCTCGATGGATTATCTCAGGCTCTTGTAGAAGGAGCAAGTGTGGCAAGTAAAGTTGTCTTTCTTGTATCACCATCTGCAACAACCAAGCCGGGAACTCTAGCGAAAGCTGGCAACGGAGCTATCATACAGGGTAGACCAGAAGATGTGGGCGTAGTACAAGTAGGTAAAACAGCCGACTTTGCTACAGCTGCACAGCTATCAGGAACAATAGAAAGAAGAATACTCGAAGCGTTCTTAGTGATGAATGTGAGAAACGCAGAGAGAGTTACAGCTGAAGAAGTACGACTTACTCAGCTAGAGCTAGAGCAATCCCTCGGCGGACTGTTCAGCTTACTAACGGTAGAGTTTTTAGTACCCTACCTCAATAGAACTTTGTTAATACTACAGAGATCTAACCAGATACCAAGACTACCTAAAGATGTCGTTAGACCTAAGATAGTAGCTGGTATTAATAGTCTAGGTAGAGGACAGGACAACGAATCTCTGACTAGATTTATAGGAACTATTGCACAGACACTAGGACCAGAAGCTTTGATGAAGTTTATTAACCCAACCGAAGCAATCAAACGCCTAGCAGCTGCACAAGGTATAGATGTTCTCAATCTTGTACGTACAAACGAAGAGCTAGAGCAACAGAAACAAATGCTTGCACAAGATAGATCACAAGCTTCACTTGTAGATCAAGCTGGTCAACTTGCTGGTACACCAGTCATGGACCCCAACAAGAACCCACAACTAGCTGAACAAGCAGCAGCAGTATTACAAAACATAGCACCACCACAAGAATAATAAATGTCAGAACAACAAACATTTACAGTAGACACTTCACCACAGACGGAAACCCTGACTGACAACCTCACCACTGACGAGCAAGACTCTCTTGCCGTCGGTGAGAAGATGGTTGCGGAACAGGAGCAACTGTTAGCTGGTAAGTATAAAGATGCTTCAGAGCTTGAGAAAGCTTACATGGAGTTACAAAGTAAACTGGGTGAGAAAGACAAAGAAGATACAGAAACAGTTAGTGCAGAAGACGATACACCTGATGAGCCTAAACTCTCTGATGGGGCTAGTCTTATAACAGATGCACAAAAAGAATACTATGATAATGACAATAAATTATCTGATGAAACTTTAGCTAAGTTTTCTGGAATGTCTAGCTCCGACCTATTACAAGCTTACATAGAATTAAATTCAAACAACCCAGCAGAACCAATCGTAGAAACTGCTGACATATCTGATGCTCAGATTTCTGAGATTAAAGAGTCAGCTGGTGGAGACAAGGCTTATGCTAACGTAGTTAACTGGGCTAAAGATAATCTTGATAACTCCCAGACCGCAGCCTTTGACGAAGTTGTAAATACTGGTAGCGTACAAGCTATCAAGCTGGCAGTCGCTGGACTTAAAGCAGAGTATGATAAAGCTAACGGAGTAGAAGGTAGAATGGTTACAGGTAAAACAGCACCACCAGCAAGTGGTGATGTATTTCGTAGTCAAGCTGAGTTAGTATCAGCTATGAATGACAGAAGGTATGATAGCGACCCTGCCTACAGGCAAGATGTTATCGAAAAACTCGACAGATCTAATTTGGACTTTTAATTATGCCCGGACATTATGGTGGCGGTAAAGACGCTAAAGGAAAAAAAATGAAGAGAGGTAGCGGAGCCAAGAAGGTCCCAAAGGGGCTAGCCGCACTCGCAAAAAAAAGACCAAAGGTTGCGGCTGCAATCATGAAAAATAGCAAGAAGAAAAAGTAATGGCTGACTATTATAAAGGCTCATCTTATCAAGATGTCAGAGACTACTCTGGCAAAAAGAAGAAGAAAGAATCAACAGAACAGTTATCAATACCAAACCTTTTTGGTCATGGTAAAAAGAAGGCACAAGCTATAGATGCCTTCCACAGTTCCACCAGTTTTAATGGTAACGTTAACGATAACGCATAATGGCTGTTAAGAAAAAGAACGTCAGTCTTAAAATGGGCAAGCACAAATCTCGCTCAGGCGGACTGACAGCAGCCGGTAGAAAAAAGTACAATGCTGCTACCGGCTCCAACCTCAAAGCACCGCAGCCCGGAGGTGGTGCACGTAAACGTTCTTTCTGTGCTCGCATGAGTGGAGTAAAAGGACCAATGAAAAAACCTAACGGCAAGCCTACACGTAAAGCACTAGCTCTACGTAAGTGGAAATGCTAGTGATCACGCACTATTATAGAGAGGCTAATGGCTAAAACATTCGACGAAAATGGTAAAGTAACAAGTACTATTACAGAAAGAAAACTAGCTGAAGCTCGATCAGTTTTCGAGACTCCAGAGCAGAAAAAAAAGAGAGAGAATAAAAAGTATCTCGACAATGTTGACAAAGTATTACGACCTAAAAAAGCATAATGGCAAAACGAGGATTGTACGCAAACATTCACGCCAAGAGAAAGCGGATCAAAGCTGGCTCTGGTGAGACAATGAGAAAGGTGGGTTCTAAGGGCTCTCCCACCGCCGCTAACTTTAAAAAGGCAGCGAAAACAGCAAAACCTTACAAGAAAAAAACCACCAAAAAGAAAAAGAAATGACAGATAAACTCATAAACATTTATCCAAATGAGACTCCACCTAGAGTCATTCCAAATTATCCAATTAACAAACATCCAATCATGACAAACGAAGCAGAAAGATTCAATGGCTGGGCAGCAATGCTTGGTTTCGTAGCAGCAGTAGGTGCTTACGCAACAACAGGACAAATCATCCCCGGTATATTTTAATGGCAGCTATCTCAGTAACAAGAGGAAGTCAAACTTCCAACTGGGAAAGCTTCTGTGACTGGGTTACAAGCACAAACAACAGACTATATGTAGGTTGGTTTGGTGTCT